AGGCAGCAGTCGGAGATGTTGGGGCCGCAGATCCACCGCGAGTTCTCGGTCTTGCTACGGCAAGGACTCGTGGGGCCACCGCCGCAGGCACTGATGGAGGCAGCCGGGGATTACGAGATTGTCTACGAGAGCCCGGCGCAGCGTATGCAGCGCAGCGAGGAGTTGGTTGGTATCCAGCGCACGATGGAGATGGCGATGCCGTTCATCGAAACCGATCCGAGCATCTTGCAGATGTTCAACGCGGACGAGATCATCCGGCTCTCTGCGGACATCAACGGGGCTCCGGTGAGTATTCTGAAGACACCTGAGCAGATGGAAGAGTTGAGAGCGCAGCAGCAGCAGCAGGCACAGCAGCAGCAGATGATGGACTCGATCTCTCAGATCGCCCCAGCGGCCAAGGACTTGTCACAGATAGAACTCCCTGCGGAGGCTGGCGGTGCGTGAGCTTTTGCTTGAGAGGAGTCAGGCATATCAGAAAGCGTTTTCGGGAGAGTTGGGTGGTAAGGTTCTGGCTGATCTGGAGAGGTTTTGCCACGCGAATACGACTACCCACGTTCCAGGCGACAGCCACGGCACATCACAACTAGAGGGGCGCAGGCAGGTATGGCTTCGCGTCCAGGGCTATTTGCAACTCACTCCCGCAGATGTGGGTGAGATTGTGGAGACTGCGGAGACAGAGGACTGAAGTGGCCCCTCCCAACGGTCAAGCATTAGACTGCAAGTGCCATCCCAACAAGGCAGACGGTCACAATTTTGATGAAGAGTTGATCTGTTCTTGGTGCGGGATAGGCTGGCGCGAGAATCAGAAAGGCACTGGTGTCCAGTGCGAAGGAGACGGTGAGCAGACATGGCAGCAGAAGAGATCGGAACAAGTGCGGCGGGCGTTATTGGCGAGTCTGCCGAAGGTGCAGTAGAGGTCACGGCTCCCGATCCGTCTGGGAGCTGGACTGAGGGTCTGGGCGAGGATGCCCAGGGATACGTCGAGAACAAGGGCTGGACCGGGGCCGAGCAGATGCTCGACTCGTACCGGAACCTTGAGAAGTCTATCGGTGTCCCGGCTGACCAGATTGTCCACATGCCGAAAAACGCTGAAGACGCAGAGGGTTGGAACGCTGTTTACAGCCGCCTAGGGCGACCCGAGACTGCGGAGGAGTACCAGCTCACCGGTCCCGAAGTGCCGGAGGGGACGGTCGATCTGACGGGTGACCTCAAGGAGTGGGCTCACGAGGCGGGACTGAGCCAGCAGCAGGCGGCTCTGATCTACGAGAAGTACAACGGGCGGGTGGGGGAAGCCGCTGCGGAGCAGCAGCAGAATCTCGATGAGGCTGCCCAGGCTGAAGAGGTTGCGCTCAAGAAGGAGTGGGGACCGGCCTGGGATGAGAACATCGCCGCCGCAACCCGCTTCCGGCAGCGTTTCGGGATTGACGACGCGACGATTGACAAGCTAGAGCAGGCACTTGGGCTTCGTGGCGTCTTGGAATTGACCGCGCAGATTGGCCGTGGCCTGGGTGAGCATGTCGCTCCTGGGGGCCAGGGAGAGGACAGCGGCAACGGTCTGCCCTTTGGCATGACTCCCGCCGCTGCCAAGGCGAAGATCGACGACTTGATGCTCGACAAGGATTTTATGGGCCAGTATTTGGAGGGGAATGCTCAGGCTAACGAGCGTATGGCTCGTCTCCACACGATTGCGTACCCCGAGCCCGAATAATTTCGCGTACTCATTGCGTCGGGTTTAGACCCGTGCATAAGATGTCACCAGTACCAACTTTACACAGCAGCAAACAGGCCCCGGTGTGGCGACCGGGTAAGCCTTCCAGCCAAAACAAAAATCGGCCCCGGTGTGGCACCCGGACAAGCCTTGGAAGCCGTTTGAACCTGCTGGCCCCGGCAACGGATAAGCCTCGCAAAACACTAGAGGCTTATTCAAATGTCAGACCAAGTAAATGTTGCCTTTGTGCAGCAGTACGCGAACAATGTCGCGCACCTGTTGCAGCAAAGAGGCAGCAAACTCCGCGATTCAGTAATGAACGGAACGGCAACCGGCAAGGCAGCGAAAGTTGTCGAGCAGGTGGGTGCCGTCAACGCAGTCAAGCGCACCACCCGTCACGCAGATACACCGTTGATTTCTACCCCGCACAGTGCGCGGTGGACGTTCCCGGTGGACTACGAGTGGGCAGACCTGATCGACGATCAGGACAAGGTGCGGATGCTCATCAATCCTCAGTCACCCTATGCGGTGAATGGGGCCTATGCGATGGGCCGAGCCATTGACGACGAGATCCTGGGTGCCTTCTTCGGAACGTCCAAGACCGGCGAGAATGGTTCAACCGACGAGGCGTATGATACCGCCGCCGTCACCGATCCAGGCGGCTCCACTGCTGCGCTTACCATCGGGCAGTTGATGGCAGCCAAAACGCAGCTCATGGAGAACGAGGTCGATCTCGATAACGACACGATCTACATGGCAATCACCGCTGCCCAGCATGAAGACCTGCTGGGCATGGACGAGATCGCGAGTGGCGACTACAACAGCCAAAAGGTGTTGGTTGACGGCAGCGTCAAGGCGTTTCTCGGGATCAACTTCATCCAGACCGAGCGGATTGTTGGTGCGGGTGATGACCCCACGCTCTGCCCGATGTGGGCGAAGTCGGGGATGCACCTTACGGTGTGGAACGACATTACCACCAAGATCAGCGAGCGCGAGGACAAGTCCTACGCCACGCAGGTCTACGTCAAGAGTACGATTGGCGCTACCCGTCTGGAGAAGGGCAAGGTTGTGAAGGTGTCCTGCCAGATTTAGTAAGACAAATTGATGTGAGGGGGCCGGTGCGGAGTCGTGCCCGCCCCCAACCATCGAACGCAAGGAAACAAAAAACATGGCAGGACTATTCTTTTCCGATCTATTCTCAGCGGCAGGTACACCGACAACCCTGGACAGCCAGAAGCGGGCTGCGGTCGGCGCGGCACATGGACGCAATAGGTACGCACGGGCTGAAGTTCTCACTACGGCAACTATCACTACCGACACTGCCGCCAGCCAAATTAGGCTCAAGCAGTTCAAGTCGGGCGACATGATCCACAAGATCACGGTTCACAATACTGCCGATGGAGGAAGTGGAGCCATCAATATGGGGCCGTGGAAGTCTGGCTCCGCGCATGATGGTGCCGTTGTGGATGCCAACCTCTTCCTGGCTGCCCAAGCGGTGTCTGGTGCTTCGGCAGCAGGCGGCATCGAGGGTTTCACGGACGGGGCTCTCGATGACTTTGATCGTGGGAAGGCGTTGTGGGAGTTGGCAGGGCAATCGTCAGACCCGATGGAGGACTGGGATATAGTGATAACGGCCAGCGCCACCGTCGCTACCGCCCAGAACTACGTCGTAGAGTTTGAGTACACCAGCGGCGACTGAGATAACGGGGGACCGATAACGGATGCCCAGTGCAGTCGATATCTGCAATAGGGCGCTGAGCCGTGTCGGCGAAGCGCGGATCACTTCACTATTGGACGACAGCAAGCAGGCGCGAGCGTGCAACAGCGCCTACACGCATGTCCGAGATGAAGTGCTCCGCGCTCACCCCTGGAACAGTGCCATCACAAGAGCCTCTCTGGCGAAGCTCTCCAGCTCCCCCAGTTTCGGGTACGACGATGAGTACCAACTGCCAGCCGACTGCCTTCGGGTAGTCGAGGTGTACGATAGCGTCTATCCCTGGGTGGTTGAGGGAAGGAAGCTGCTATCGGACGAAGGCTCCCCAATCTCCATCCGGTACGTCAAGCGCGAGGAAGACCCCAACCAGTGGGACTCTCTCCTGGCGTCTGCTGTATCGGCACGCTTGGCGCTTGAGCTGTGCGAGGAGTTGACACAGAGCAACACGAAGAAGGAAGCCGCCGCCCAATACTACGAGGTTCTCCTCTCCAGGGCGCGTATGGCAGACGGGCAGGAGCAGAGCCCGATGCCATTTGAGGAAGACGCCTGGGTTAATGCGAGGTACTAATGCCGAAAGCCTCGCATATCCAAACCAGTTTTAACGCGGGTGAACTATCCCCGACCCTTGAGGGCCGGGTGGATATGTCGAAGTACACCTCGGGCTGTGCCAAGCTGGAGAACTTCATCCCCTTGATCCAGGGTGGGGCGATGAAGCGCAGCGGAACTCGCTATGTGGCGTCTGTGAAGACTGCTTCCGCCGTCACCCGGCTGATCCCGTTTGAGTTCGGTACGACTCAGGCGTATGTCCTTGAGTTCGGCAACCAGTACATGCGCGTCTACAAGGATGGCGGGCAGGTTCTGGACGGTGACGACGATCCCGTTGAGATCGCCACCCCCTACACAACGGCTGACCTAGACGGCATCCAGTTCGCGCAGTCGGCTGATGTGCTGTATCTCGCCCACCCGAATTACAACCCTCGCAAACTCTCGCGTGGGACCGGCCATGACATCTGGACGATGACACTGATCGTGTTTGACTGGGAGCCGTTCTCCCCGCAGAACCTAGACGACACGGCAAAGGTCATAGTAAGCGCCATATCTGGCGACGGCATCACGATCACGCCTAGTTATCCGGGTAGAACGTCTTTCGCCGTCGCGTTCGGCTCCGTGGATGTCGCAAACACCGATTTCACTGTGGCGATAGCTGCTGATAACGACCGCAAGGCCGCTCACATTCTATCGCCATCGGGCGATCTTCCCCTTGGGCTTGATTCAAGAAAGCAGTACTACATCAAGTTCATTGATGCGAGCAACTTCGGACTCAGCCTGACCCCGGGCGGTGACCTTGTCACTTTCACCGATCAGGGCAGCGGCACCCATACCGTGTACCTGGGGTCGCCCGTGTTTATACACGGCACAGAGACCGGCGACCTTACGGATGTGGGCAGCTACTTCCGAGTCTCGGAAGTCATCAGTTCCAACCACGGGGTATGGGAAGGTGGCAGCAGAAACGAAGCCTATACGGGCTCTCTCATAATAGAAACTGCTAACGCTTATTTTCAGGGAAATGTGTATAAGTTGTCTGACAAAGATGGAGACAGGTCGGGGACGAGTGCTCCTATACACGAGATGGGTTCGGAGTCGGATGGCAGGTGGGATTGGACATACCTGCACAGCGGCGCAGGGTATGCGGAGATCATCTCAATCAACATTGATACGAACGTCGCTACTGCGAACGTCGTAAAGACCTTCCCCGAAAGTGTTTCCACTGCCGGGTCCGGGGCTGCCACGCATCGCTGGTCCCACGGTGCATGGAGTGGACGCAACGGATACCCGAGGTGCGTGACCTTTTTTGAGGATCGGCTGTGGTGGGCCGGGTCCAAGGGTAACCCGCAGACCATGTGGGCCTCGCAGACGAGTCACTACGAAAACCACAAGGTAGTTGACCTCGATGAGTCGGCCCTTGTATTCACGCTGAATACGGATCAGGTCAACGTCATCGAGTGGATCAATGCGGGCAGGGTGCTGGTACTGGGCACAGCCGGTGGGGAGTTCGTGGTGAGCGCCTCCAGCGAGACTGAGGCTCTGGTGCCTGGGAATGTCCGGGTGGTGCGTCACTCCACATACGGCAGCAAGCCAGAGCTGTCCCCCCTACGCATCGACCAGTCTCTGCTGTTCGTGCAAAGGGCGGCGCGGAAGTTGCGCGAGTTGACCTTTGACGATTCGGTCAATGCGTATGTAGCCAATGACATGACCATTCTATCGGACCATATCGCGGTGAATGGCATCAAGTACACAGCCTTCCAGCAGGAGCCCCATAGGATTATCTGGGTGATCCTGAACAACGGCACCTTGCTGGGCTTTACTTACGAGCGGGCGCAACAGGTGACCGCTTGGCACCGTCACCCCGTGGGCGGGACGAACGCGAAGGTGGAGAGCATCGCCTCGATCCCCAACCCGTCAGGCAACAGCGACCAGCTCTGGATGGTGGTGAGTCGCACCATCAATGGTACAACCGCGAGATATGTCGAGTACATGGAAGCGGAGTGGCAGCGCAGCAACGACATCGCTGACGCCTTCTTCGTAGACGGTGGAACGGTCTACTCGGGTGCGTCTACAACCACGCTGCCTCCGGGCGGTGCGAGTTGGGACTTGAGCCACCTAGAGGGCGAGTCGGTCACGATTCTCGCAGATGGCGCGACACACGCGAACAAGACCGTGAGTAGCGGATCGGTGACCCTGGATGTGGCTGTGACGAAGGCATCTGTAGGGCTGGCATACTCGGCCACGCTCCAGACGATGCGTATCGAGGCCGGGGCTGCGGACGGTACAGCACAGGGCAAGACCAAGCGGATTACCAACATCGTCCTGCGTCTGGATCAGACGGGGCCGGGTTTGTTGTACGGGCCGACCGACACGGACTCAGAGATGGACGAGTTGCACCTGCGAGATTCATTGGACCCGATGGACACGGCGATCCCGGTATTTGACGGGGACACAGAGGTGTTGCCGTGGCCCGAGGGTTACGAACAACTGGGGCGTGTCTCGGTCAAGCACATTCTCCCCGGACCCTGCACAGTGACGGCAGTAATGCCCCAACTGCTGACACAAGATAGATAGGAACAGATATGGGAACATTGTTTACCTACGGGAAACACAAGTTTACCACCGAGGACGCCGCAGCCGGGGCGGCAGCAGGCTTGCAGGGTGCTGCCGGGGCTCTTTCGGCCAATGCTGCGATGGCGCAGGCCAACGCCGAGAAGATGGCCTCCGAATACAACGCGACGCTGGCGATTTTGAAGGGTAACGATGAGTCTCGCCGCATCTATCGCATGGCCCAACAGACCATATCGAGCCAGTGGGTCCAGATGGCCGGGAAGAGTGGAGTCATCGACGAGTCCGGCATTTACAGGATGGCCCGCAACGCGGAAGAAATGGAGCGTGACGCTCTCAACGCCGCTATCGCAGGCCGGAACACGGCCCGCCTAGACCGCGCCCGTGGGCGCGCAGCGATTGAGATTGGCAAACAGAAGAGAACCGCTGCATTGATCGGCGGTCTTGCAAGTGCTGGTGGAACCCTTCTGTCTCATTATGTCCCAAGTGCATAGAGAATAACAATGCCCAAGATCCCTCAGTACACACATCAACCGGCCCAGTTGGGCCGACAAGCGGGACCGAGAGACTTCGGTGGCGGCGAAGGTGATGCCGCCATGGCCCAGGCTGTTGCTCAAGTCGGGCAAGTGACAGAGAAGATGTTAGACCTACAACAGACCACGAAGGTCAATTCGGCGGTGGCGGAGTCGGCGGTGGCCCTTTCCCAGTTAGAGTCAGCCGAGTTGGAAAACGGTGACTACCTTGGGCGTGCTGAACGATACCGAGATGGTGCTGCCGAGGTGCGGAAGAAATTCTCTGCCGGTCTATTGCCTCGCTATATGGCCGAATACGAGGACAGGTTTGACCCATCAAGGGCGCGTGGTGAGGCTAGGGTTCGCAAGGATGCGTGGACTGACACGATCAAAGACGCAAAGGCGTCTCTTGATATAGCGCACCGCACACTGTCAGTGGATGCTGTTCAGGCCGTGTCAGACACAGATCGAGACGGTGTGTTGCTTGACTATGATGCACAGCTCGCCAGGGCGGAACAGCAGGGACTCATAAACGCCGAGGAGATGACCAAGCGCCACTATGCCTTTCGTGATTCCGTTATGTCTGGGGATGTACGGGAAATAATCCGAT